CTGAAAACATCCTTAATAACTGGAGGGTAACAAAAACAACATTAAGATTAGGTAGTAGAATAATTGGTAAGTGTATGATGGGATCAACATCAAACGCTTTAGATAAAGGAGGTAGAAATTACAAAAAACTATATGATAGCTCAAACGTCAACAAAAGAAACCGTAATGGACAGACTAGCTCAGGACTATATTCTTTGTTCATACCTATGGAATGGAACTACGAAGGTTACATCGATACTTATGGATACCCTGTCTTTGACACTCCGAAATCGCCAGTTAAGGGAATCGATGACCAAGAGATTGAAATCGGTGTCATTGAACACTGGGAGAATGAAGTAGATGGCCTTAAGGATGATCCTGATGGACTTAATGAACTTTATCGACAATTTCCACGTACAGAGAAACATGCATTCAGAGATGAGACAAAACAATCTTTATTTAATCTAACTAAGATTTACGAACAAATAGATTATAATGAAGACTTAAAACACTCAGGAGTAGTTACTCAGGGTAATTTTCAATGGGAAGATGGGATTAAAGATACTAGGGTTATTTTTTCACCAAACAAGAATGGAAGGTTCATGGTGTCTTGGGTTCCTAAAGCGGAACAACAAAATAGATTCATAACTAAGAATGGTCAAAAGTATCCTGCTAATGAACACATGGGAGCTTTTGGTTGTGACAGTTACGATATATCAGGTACGGTTGACGGAAGAGGTTCTAAAGGGTCACTTCATGGTTTAACTAAATTTACAATGGACGATTGTCCACCTAACTTATTCTTTTTAGAATATATATCTAGACCTTCAACTGCTGAAATCTTCTTTGAAGATGTTCTTATGGCATTACACTTTTATGGTATGCCTATACTCGCAGAGAATAACAAACCTAGATTATTATACTATTTAAGACGTAGAGGTTATAGACAATACTCTATGAATAGACCTGATAAACTAGCGTTTAAGTTATCAGTTACAGAAAAAGAAATAGGTGGAATACCTAATTCAAGTGAAGATGTAAAACAAGCTCATGCAGCTGCAATAGAATCTTATATTGAAAGTTTTGTAGGTTACAACAACGAACAATATGGCACAGTGTACTTTCAAAGAACACTAGAAGACTGGGCAGCGTTTGATATTAATAATAGAACTAAGCATGATGCCTCGATTAGTTCAGGTTTAGCACTAATGGCTTGTAATAAAAACAAATATAGACCAAACGCTCAGGTTATAAAAGAAAAAGTTTCATTGGGTTTTGCTAAATATAACAATGACGGGAATAATTCAAAAATATTTAAAGAATGATTAACACAAGTACTAATAGTTCGTTTCCTAATCAGGTGGTACCTGAGGCAGAAAAGCGAAGTTGGGAATATGGTTTGCAAGTTGCGCAAGCTATTGAGCATGAGTGGTTTAGAGGAGGTAGAGTTAATAACAGTCGTTGGAATAATGGTTATCAGAATTTTAATAGATTAAGGTTGTATGCTAGAGGTGAACAACCTATACAAAAATATAAAGATGAATTGTCTATTAATGGTGATTTGTCTTATTTAAATTTAGACTGGAAGCCAGTGCCAATTATACCTAAGTTTGTAGATATAGTTGTTAATGGTATAGCTTCTAAAAATTACGATATAAAAGCTTTCGCTCAAGATCCTTACTCACAAAAGCAAAGAACTAATTATGCTAGTGGTGTTTTAAAAGATATGATGGCTAAGCCATTAATTGATAGTATTCAACAAAATTTAGGGGCTACATTATATAATACATTAGATCCAGCAAACCTTCCTCAGTCTAAAGAAGAACTAGAGGTTCACATGCAGTTGAGTTACAAACAATCTGTTGAAATCGCTGAAGAAGAAGTTATAAACAACATACTAGATTTTAACAAATACGATTTAACAAATAAAAGGTTAACTGAAGATATAACTACAATAGGTATTGGAGCATGTAAAACTACATTTAATAAAGCTGAAGGTGTTACTATAAACTATGTAAACCCTGCTAATTTAGTTTATTCATACACTAATGATCCTAATTTCCAAGATATATATTATGTAGGAGAGATAAAAGCAATCACTGTATCTGATTTAAAGAAAGAATTTCCGAATCTTTCAGATGAGCAATTATCAAGGATAGCTAAGTTTCCTGGAAGAGAAGGTAAAATGAATGGTGTTAATAACAATAATGATTTAATTCAAGTGTTATACTTTGAATATAAAACATATATTGATCAAGTATTTAAAATTAAAAAAACAGATACTGGTTTAGAAAAAGCTTTAGAAAAGCCTGATTTCTTTGCCCCACCACCAAGTGATAATTTTGATAGAGTATCAAGAAGTATTGAAGTACTTTTTACAGGTGCTAAAGTTATGGGTGTTAACGAAATGTTAAGATGGGATTTATCAGAAAACATGACAAGACCAACTAGTGATTTAACTAAGGTAAATATGAATTACTGCATCGTAGCTCCTCATATGTACCAAGGACGTATTGATTCATTAGTAAATCGTATAACTAGCTTTGCTGATATGATACAAATCACATCGTTAAAACTACAACAAGTAATACAAAGGATGGTTCCAGATGGTGTATTTGTAGATGTTGATGGTTTAGCTGAAGTCGATTTAGGTAATGGAACTAATTACAATCCACAAGAAGCATTGAACATGTATTTCCAGACTGGATCTATAGTTGGTAGATCTTTAACTCAAGATGGAGATCCTAATAGAGGTAAAATACCTATACAAGAATTACAATCATCAAGTGCTAATGGTAAGATACAATCATTAATTAATACTTATCAGTATTATTTACAAATGATAAGAGATGTTACCGGTTTAAATGAGGCTAGAGATGGTAGCACACCAGATAAAAGTACACTAGTAGGTTTACAGAAGTTAGCAGCTAACGCATCCAATACTGCAACTAGACATATATTAGATGCTAGTTTATATTTAACTCTTAGAACTTGTGAAAACATTTCATTAAGAGTTGCAGATATGTTAGACTTTGATTTAACTAATGCAGCTTTAGTTAAAAGCTTAGGTAAATTCAATACCGCCACACTACAGGAGATAGATACATTACATCTATATGACTTTGGGGTATTTTTAGAACTAGAACCTGAAGAAGAAGAAAAAGCAATGTTAGAGCAAAACATTCAAATGGCTTTGCAACAACAACAAATATACTTAGAAGATGCTATAGATATAAGAGAGATTAAAAATCTTACTTTAGCTAATCAAGTATTAAAATACAAAAGAAAACAAAAGCAAGAAAAAGAGCAACAACAAGCTCAACAAAATATAGAGGCTCAAACTCAATCTAATATGCAAGCCTCTGAACAAGCTTCGATGAACGATGTTCAGAAAGCTGAAGCTATAGCATCTACAGAAACTCAAATAGAACAAGCTAAATCTCAGTTTGAAATTCAAAGAATGGAAACTGACAACCAGCTTAAGCTACAAATAATGGCTCAAGAGTTTGAGTATAACATGAAGCTTAAACAAATGGATGTAGATGTTAACGAAAAAAAAGAAGCTCAAATAGAAGATCGTAAAGATACACGAACTAAAATACAAGCTTCACAACAATCAAAATTAATTAGCCAAAGACAAAATGATTTGCCGCCTACTGATTTTGAAGCATCAGGGTTTACACCTGAAGATACAGATGCACAGCAAATGCCTGTGTAGATTTTATTAATTTTATATTATTTTATTATGTCAGAACAAACACCACAAGAAGGTAGTTTTAAGGTAAAACTTAAAAAACCTAAACAATTAAACAAACAAGTTAAACCTACAAAAGTAGATTTATCTAAACCTAAAGAACAAAAAGATGCCATTCAAGTCACAGAAACAAAGACAGTGGATGTGGATCAACAAGCCGGAGATGGCAAAGAAGTGGGAAGCGGAGGGAGCGATGTCGCCGTTGCAAATGTTGAAAAACAACCAGAAAAAATTACAGATGAAAAACCAGTTATTGAAGAAATAATTGAAGAGACTGTAAAAGAAGAAGAAGTTATTGAAATAGGAGAAAAAATGGAAGTTCCATTAAAAATGGATACTCCAAAACCTGTTACGCCTAATATGGATCTACCAGAGAACGTAGAAAAATTGGTGGACTTTATGAAAGAAACAGGTGGAACGTTAGAAGATTACGTTAGATTAAATGCTGACTATTCTAATGTAGATAATGATACTTTATTAAAAGAGTATTATCAACAAACAAAATCACATTTAGATTCAGAAGAAATTAAATTCTTAATTGAAGATAATTTTTCTTACGATGAAGAATTAGATGAACAGCGAGATATAAGAAAAGCTAAACTCGCTTATAAAGAAGAGGTTGCAAAAGCCAAAGGGCATTTAGAAGGA